CGACACGTCCGGCCTTATGCGAATGGACGAAGCCGCAATGCTGTCGGCTAACGCTCAATCGGTGGGTGCGGGGATCATGGCCCCGAACGAGGCACGCGCGCGGCAGGGTCTCGCGCCGAAGGAAGGCGGCGATACGCCGTACATGCAGCAGCAGAACTATGCGCTTTCCGCTCTCGCGGGGCGCAAGCCGCCTGACGAGGCCGCGCGGCCGACCGACAAGCCCGCCGATCCAGAAGAACAACCGCCAGAGGAGGAAGCCGCAACGGCCGATGAGTGACCTAATCACCCTCGCGCAAGCAAAAGCGCAGCTGCGGATCACGGATACTGACAGCGACGGGGAACTTACAAGCCTCGTCTCAGCGGCAAGCGATATCGTCGTGGGCTATCTCAAGACGGTTGAGGCAGCAGCGTACACGGCGGACACCGTACCGCCTCGCATCCGCACCGCAGTCCTCTTGGTCCTCGCATCCCTCTACGAGGATCGCGAAGGGGCAAACGATCCGATTGGCCCCGCAGTTCAATCGCTCCTCATGCGCGACCGCGACCCGGCCCTGGCATGAGGAACATTCCCAGCCGCCCAACACGACGCATCGTAACCGGCGTCCGCGCTGGGACACTCCGTAACAAGGTGTCCCTACAGCGCCGCACGTCCGGCCGCGATCCTGATACAGGGCAAGAGATTGACGCCTGGGCGGAATACGCATCCGTCTGGGGAGCAGTCCTCCAACTGAACGGGAAAGAGCGCATCACAGGCGGCACCTCGGTAGACATTGGCTCCGCCAGCATCCGCATTCGCTATCGAGACGACGTGACAAACGGCGACCGCGCCGTAGCTCAGGGCGTCATCTTCAATATCTCCTCCGTCCTGCCTAACGTGGCATCTCGCGAGTACACGGACCTCGTTTGCACCGAGAACGCGAACGATGGTTGAGTCGGTCGTCTACAAGGCGCTCGCCTCTCTCGCCTTCGGTCAAGTCTATCCCGACGTTGCTCCGGCAAAAACCCCGGCTCCGTGGATCACATATCAAGTGGTCGGCGGGCAGGACTTCACGGGTCTGGACAACGAACTACCGGACACCGAAAACGCGCGCGTTCAGATCAGCGTGTGGGCCAAGACGCGTAAAGAGGCAGCGCAGCTAATGCGGCAGGTAAAGCAAGCACTGGTGAATCCGCAAACCAAGGCCGTCCCCATCGGGGGGCCAATCAGCAACTTCGAATCCGACACGCTCCTTTACGGGTCGTCTCTGGACTTCTCCATCACCTACAACACTGAGGTTTAATGGCAGAAAACACCGTATCGACGGCGATCAACGCCCAAGGTACTAAGCTGGAATACAACACCGCAACGACCGGTGCGCCTACCTGGGCTAAAGTCAAAAACCTTACCGATCTTTCCGGCTTCAACGGGGCAGCAAACGTCATCGACGTTACCGACCTGGACAGCAAAGCGAAAGAGAAGCGGCTCGGCCTCCAAGACTGGGGCCAAGTAACGCTCACCATCAACACGAACCTTAAAGAGCCTTCGCACTCTGCCCTTCTGGCCGCGAAGAAGGCCGGTACGTCCATCGACTTCCGCGCGACTCTCTCTGACGGTTCCACGTTGGAATTCAGCGCGTTCGTGAAGGACTTCCCCATCTCGGCAAAGGTCGATCAGGTTGTTACCGGCGCGGTGAACCTGGAAATTACTGGCGATATCACCGTTACTGTCGGTGCGTGATCGCATAGATGAACTGGTACGGCAAGCTATGGAGGAAGTCCAGGCGAATGCCGTGCCGGTAATCAACCGACTTATCCGCGAGGCGCAATCCGCGCCCGCCCCAACTGTCTGCAACTTTGAGGAAGGCTGCGAAAGCTGCCAATAACGCATGAACAAAGAACAAATCTTCGCAGCTATCGCACCGGCCATCCATGAGGAGCCGATTAAAGCCCTCGGTGGTGCAAAACTTCGTTTCAAGGAACTCTCCGGCGACGCGCGCGAATCGCTGACCCGGAACATGGGCGACGACTTTAGCAATGCACGCTTTGAGGCGCTTATCGTGGTCTCGACGGTTGTTGACGACCAGGATTCTCCGATGTTCACCGTCGATGACGTTGCAACCCTCAAAGAATCGCGTGCAACGGCTGTCGCAGAAATGGCCGCCGTGTCCATGCGAATCAACAACATCGGTGCGGCAGCAGAGGCAGAAGCCGCAAAAAACTGAGGGCCAGCCCGGAACGTTTGATGTGGTTCCGGCTGGCTAAAGAACTCGGAATGTCAGTGAGGCGCGCTCAGGCCGAAGTATCCAGCGCAGAGTTTGGCGAATGGGTCGCGTACTTCTCCATTGAACCATTCGGAGACCGTATCGCAGACCTTCGCGCAGGAACCATCGCGAGCGTTATCGCCAACGTCAACAGAACACCTAACACGCCCCCGCTCTTGCCTAGTCAATTCATGCCGTGGATTAGCACGCCGAAGGTGGCGGAGCCGACTCGCAGCGCAGAGGACATCGCGGCATCCGTTTTCGGGGTGAACCTTGCGGAGCTAAAGAAGAATGGCACGCGGAAAATCGTACTCCGTAGACAATCCGGACGCACTGGCTAACGAAATTGCCGCACTCGATGCGACCGTTTCGGAATCGGTGCTGCGCCAAGCCGCAGCGGCAGGCGTAACGGAAATCAAGAACGAAATCGCAGTTCGTGTTCCACGCGCGTCCGGCGACCTAGCGTCCGGTTTGACCGTCGTATTCGACCGCGAGGACAGCACGGCAGGACTTAATGCCACCTATCTCGCACTGTTCGTAGGCGACACGAAATCACGGTGGAAAACCGGTGGCAAGTTGGCACGTAAGACCCTCGCGGCGATGCTGGAGGGCGGCAACTCGCGCATGCCTGCACATCCGTTCGTCCGGCCCGCCTTCGAAGCCGTTAAGCAGCGCGCCGTAGATCGGTCGCGCGACACGATCCTTGCGGCACTGAACAAGAAAGGAGGTCCGTGAGCGGTAGCAACAATAACGTAACCGTACGCTACTCGGTCGATGCTTCCGGCGCACAAGCAGGTATTGGCCAACTCCGCGCGGCAAATGCGCAGCTAAACGCATCACAGGAAGAAGTACGGCGCAAACAAGAAGCCGTACAACGCGCGATGCAGGAAGCAGCCAGCAACGGCTATAACCTCACCGCGCGCGAAGCAAAGAAACTCGTAGACCAGTACGACCGTCTCCAAGCGACAGCCGGTAAGACGCGGCTGGAAATGCTCAATCAGCAAGCCGCCGCGCGAGGTGTTACGCAAGCGTTCTCCGCCCAAGCGACGGCGATCCAACAAGCCGCGCATGCGGCGCACTCATTCAGTATCAACAACTCCGCTGCGCGTCGCGAAATGCTCGTCCTCGCGCACGAAGCGTCGCAAGGTCAGTGGAAGCGGTTCGCCGGTTCCATGCTGGTAATGGCTGAGGCGTCCGACGCACTGAGCCTGATTATGTCCCCGCTCGGCATGGGTCTTACTGCGGCGGCTGGTGCGGCATTCCTGTTTGCCAAGCAAGTCTACTCGGGCTACGAGTCGGCGCAGCAGTTCAACAAGGCAATTACTGCGACGGGCGGATATCTTGGCATGACCACGGAGCAAATGGTGCTCATGTCGAACCGCCTCCGCGACACGCACACTTCCCTGAGTGACGTGCGCGAAGCAATGGCGGCTGTCGCGTCTACTGGCGCTGTTACGGGCGATAGTCTCGCGCTCGCGACGAAAGCAGCGCTTGCGATGTCGTCGGATATCGGTATCGGTTTCGACAAAGCCGCAGAGTCTATCGCCAAGATTCAGGACGACGTGCTTAAGTGGGTGTCCGAGTATCAGAAAGCACACCACACATTCAACGCCGCCCAGATCGAAGAAATTGAGAACTATGTCAAGGCTGGCGACAAGGCAGGTGCGTACAAGGCAATCCTTCGTGACCTCGCCGGCTCGCACGACGCTTTCGCATCAAACGCAACGCAGAACATCGGCGTCGTACAGCGCTGGTGGAACTCGTTAATCGCGACGGTCAAGCACTACTCCGCTGCCGTTATGAACGTCGGCACGCCTGCCGGCACTCTGGAGAAACTGCGCGCGCAGACGGAAGTAGTCGCCAACCTGCAAAAGACCATTCAGGACCAAGCGACAACGCACGGCAATAAGGCCGCCGTGTCAGCCTCCGTCCTCGACGCGAATAAGCGGGAACTCGCGGTAGAACTGGCGAAGCTCAACGCACTCCGGGGTCAGCTAGACACCGAAGAAAAGATGCGGCAATCGCGCGAGGGTGCAGCGAAAGGAGGAGATGCTGCTGTGCGGGTTGGTGAATACCTACGCTCGGACAAGTACGCATCGCCGAAGCAGAAGCATAGCCTAGAGCTACAGCAGGAAAACGAGGCGTTCGCGAACGCAACACGCGACCTGGACAAAAACTCCGCGAAGTACGAAGAAGCTCTCAGGCGGCATCAGGAAAACGTCGCGCAAATCAACGAGTCGTACGCGAACAAGAACCGCAAGCACGCCAGCGAGGGCGGACTCAATGCGGAACTTGCTCGTCTCGCCGGCATGAACCGGCTGATTGAGGCGGAGGCGAAACGGTCGGAGGCATCCCTCAAAGCACAACGCGACGCGGGGCTGATTGACTCGGAAACGTACTTCCAACGCCTCCACGACATCCAAGCAAAGGCACTCGATCAGCAGATCGCGAATGCCAAGCAGCGGGCGGACATCGCATCAGCGAAGAAAGAAAAGTCCACCTACGAGACAGCTAACGCCGAATACCTCCGACTCGCGGAGGAGCGGAAGAAGATCGACGCGGACCTGACGGACGCACTGGCGAAGTATCAGGCTCAGCGTGCAGCGAATGTAGCTAAGTTCTCGATGCAGGAGGCTACGGCACTCGGTGCGCAACTCAACCAGTATGCGGACACGTTCAACACGCGGAACATGCTGGCGGATGAGAAGGCCGCGTACGACGCGCGAGCCGCTCTCCGCGACCAGTTCGAACGCAAGATTGCATCGCTTAACGAACAGTACAGCAGCCCGAACGCGGATCAAAAAGAGTATCAAGAAAAGCTAGTCATCGCGGGCGACAGCTACCGTCAACAAACGGAAGCGTTTGAGGAAAACCTACAGCGTCAACGCGCGATCCGGGAATCGTTTGGCGAGCAGTTCAAGAAGGGATATGCGGACCTCGTAGGTTCGTCGCAAACAACAGCAGAGGCAATCGTAAGCGGCTTCCGTAGCGGCTTCGATTCCGTTAGTAACGCGCTCGATACGTTCATCACGACGGGTAAGGCTAGCTTTAGCTCGTTCGCTACGTCTGTTCTTGCTGACCTCGCAAAGATCGCATTGCGACAAGCAGAGATTGGCATATTCAAAGGTATGGCGAGCGCCGTCTCATTCTTTAGCGAAGGTGGACCGGTGCTGCATCGCGCGGGCGGCGGCCCCATCGCTGGCCCAGGCACAACGACCAGTGACAGCATTCCCGCGATGCTCTCAAACGGGGAGTTCGTCATCAATGCCGCGTCTACGACGAAGTACCGCAGCCTGCTTGAGGCGATCAACTCCGGCCACATGGCGCACTTCGCGACAGGCGGCATCGCCGCGACGCTCGCTCCCTCGCCCGCCGCCTCTGGCAGTTCCTCTCCGGTTTCTGTCCAAGTGAACAACAACGGCGGCGGAGGGTTGTCCGAGCAAGACGCGAAGGACCTACAGCAGTACGTGCAGTCTTGGATTGATATTCGAATGGAGCAACGCATGCGCGAACAAGGAGGCTTCGCCTATCAAATGAAGTACGGGCAAATCTGACGTTGGCTTACCCGGTATTCACATGGTCCCCGCTGCTGGATGTGACAGGCACGACGAAATTCGACGTGCTTGTCGCCCAGTTTGGGGATGGATATAGCCAGCGCGCGCCGAATGGAATCAACAATGCGGCTGACGTATGGCCCGTTACCTTTCGGAATGACGCAGCGACCATCGACGCAATCTATGCGTTCCTCAAAGCAACCCGTGGCGCACAGCGCTTCGAATGGACTCCGCCTCGCCGTGCCAAAGGTTTGTTCGTCTGCGACTCGCAGGGAATAACGCGTCGCCCAGAAGGCGGAGACATTTGGACACTCGCCGCAACATTTCAGGAGGTTTTCTAACACTTGCCCGCATTGCAGAAGATCAACCTTGGCACCATCCCTGATGGACGGGACGGTGATACCGTCCGGTCAGGCAACGTCAAGGTAAACGCAAACGTTGATGTACTTGCAGCATGTGTCGCACTGGGGTATTCATTTCTCGCGGATAGCATGACGCTCACGGCAGCAAATGCCGGCGCGCGATTCGGGTTGAATATGGGCGTCGACGGCAAGCAGGTAACGCTTCCGGCCGCGTCGTCCGTCCCCGAAGGTGCTTGCGTGCGTTTGTTCAACGTATCCAATCCGGTAAGTATTGGTTTGCAGGGAAACGACAATACCCAGATCAAGGTACTCAATAAGGGCGATTGGGTTGCATATTGCTCTGACGGCATGAGTTACTGGCACGTTGTAGAGCGCGGCAGGATGCTTCCGGACGAGGCGGTCGGTGGCGCACTTTCGGTTGGGCGCGACTTAACCATTGGCGGGCGAATGTTAGCCCCTGGCGAAGTTCAGTCGGCTAGCGCCACAGGATTCCGTCTGGTGCAAGGTGAATACGGCGGCATGCTGCGAAACGATGGCTCGGATGTGTACTTGTTGCAAACTAAAAAGGGCGATCCGTGGGGTGGTTCGAACGACTACCGGCCGCTCTCATGGAGTTTGCAGAGCGGGTATGTGAAGATCGACTCCAGCGGGTCTGGTTGCTACATTGGTTCGCGGCCGACATGGAAGGGCGGCCTTGTCCCGTGGGACAGCGGGAATATGACGCGGCCTGCATTGTTCAGCGCGTCGGGAGGCAATACAGGCGACCTGAACCCCAATGCGTATGAAGTACGCCTGTCGCAGACTGTTGTATGCGGCGCTGGTGGCACCGTCATGGTCACCGCAACGGCAACTCTCAATTTGGGTTTGGGAGTGACCGGCGCATGTGATGTGCTTGGCCGCATCCGAGTAGCCGATGGAGCCACGGTTGTATTCGATGGGCTCGACGATATGGCCACCGTCGCGGGTTCTAGCGATGCCGGCTATGGCGGCCGGGGGAAAATTGTGGCTATGGGTTCAGCGGTGGGACTTACGCCAGGAAAGACGTACACGGTGCAGTTTCTATTGCGGAAGAATCAGCCCGTTGGTCCGCTCTACCCGCTGTATATACAGTTGATGGGGATGACCGCGTGACTATCGTGGCTGATATCCAAAGCAACACACCCAGCGCACGTGTCGAACTCTACGAGGTAGACCTAACCCCGCTCGGTGGTGATGTGATGCGGTTCCATGCTCACCTTCAATCCGGCCCGATCAAGTGGGGAGGTCACGACTACACACCGTGGCCTATCACTGCATCTGGTTTCGCCCGTACAGGGTCACAGAGCCAGCCCTCGCCCACCCTTACCGTGTCCAACGTTGACGGGTCTATCTCTGCCCTCTGTATCGCGTTTGCCGATATGGTCGGTGCAGTCGTGCGAAGGCTCTGGACGCTTGAGCAGTATCTCGACGGGGCGGCAACCGCCGACGCATCCGAATACACCGCTGTTGAGGTATGGCGAATAGAGCAGCGTACGGAGGAGACGCCTGTAAGTGTCTCGTTCCGGCTCGCATCCGCTCTCGACTTCTCCGGTGTACAGCTACCCGCGCGGCAAGTTACCGCGACTCTTTGCACTTTCAACTATCGAGACCCCGTGTCCGGCTGTAGCTGGACGGGCGTAACGTTCTTCGATAGGAACAACAACCCAGTAGATGACCCCGCGCTTGATGTTTGCAGTAAGCGGCTTTCCGGTTGCAAATGCAGATTCGGACAGAACGCCGTGTTGCCCTGGGGCGGCTATCCATCAGCAGGAAGAAACGGAGGACTATGATTGATTTAGGGCTGCGTGAGGACATCGCTAGACATGCCATTGCGCAGTATCCGGATGAGTGCTGCGGCCTCATCGTTTCCGGACAGTACATCCCATGCAGCAACACATCGCCTACGCCCCGTGATGCCTTCGCGATTGCTCCTGACGACTATGCAGCGGCAGAGGATAACGGCCCGATCCAGGCAATCGTACATTCCCATCCCGGCGCAAGCGCTCAACCCAGCCAAGCGGACCTAACCGCCTGCGAAGATGGCGGCGTCCCGCATTGGCTCATCGTGAGCCTTGGCGTCCAGATAGACGGCAGCGTTGCAGTAGATGATTGGTGTGAGTTCTCGCCAAGCGGGTATGAGGCTCCATTGGTCGGCTGTGAGTTCTCTCACGGCACGAACGATTGCTACGGCCTCATTCGTCGCTACTACAAGCAGGTTCGCGGTGTGATTCTCCCGGACTTCCCTCGCTCTGGCGAGTGGTGGAAAGACGGCATGTCCGACCTGTACACACAGCACTACAAGGAAGCCGGATTCTATTCGGCAGGTCG